GATAAAGAGTTTGAAGTTAGCGGGATAAACGGAATCGAAAAAGTTAAAATCCATTTAACTGGAACGCCTTATAACTTTGAATATATTGTGGCCGATACCGACGCATGGACACCAAGTAGGGAAGGCGGGAAAAGTACGGCTCATACCTTCGCAGAGTTTGGATTGGGCATGAGGCAAGCCAATAAAGACCTTAGAAATGGTTGGATGAGGCTTCATGAGTGGCTACAACCATTTGAAGGTTCGGATGGTCAAAAGACGGCGTTATTAACCTTTACTTCTGATTGCAAAAACACCATCAGAACCTATCCGGCTTGTGTAAGCTCGGAAACGAATCCGGAAGACATAAGCAAAAAGAGCGAACATCATTGTCAAGACGTAGATAGATACTTTGTTATGAGTAGACCGGAAGCAAAAAAGTATGAGGAATCCATTTTAGATAAAGTTGCAGAGAAATTCGGTAAAGATTCTCCCGAATACAAAATAGCTCAAGCGGATTGGCATGACGAAAATACCGAAGAGGTTGATTATTACGATTTATAGGGAGTGATTAAATTGGCTAAAAAAGTACTACAAGCACCACAATATTATCCTGATTGTGATGCGCGAACACTTGCTGAGGCGAAGAAAATTCAAAGCAACCCCAAACGACTATTGGCAGCAGCAAAAGCGGCCAAAAGCATGATTGAGGATGCGAAAAAAGAAGCGTCGGCGTTGAAGGCTATAGCGAGAAAGGTGAAATAATGTCCAAGTCATACAGTACTAAATATTGGACTAGCCTTATTCACCCGCCAAAAAATAAGCGAAAAGGGCAAAAACATAAAGCTAAAGGCGGATTTAAAACTAGAAAAAAATAAAAGCGAAATAGCTTTAATGGCTAGAGATTTAGACCCGGACGACTTTTATAAACCAGGGGAAACGCTTTGTGATTACAAAAAAAGACAACTCGGCAGAATTGTGCAATTTTTTGTTGATGGCATGAGTACATTTATACAAAAAGAAGATCTATTATGTAAACTTCTGAGAGAGAAGCAGGAGGCGATATAATGAACCAAAAAAATCCATGGCCTAATGTATTGGCCAACATAATGAATTCTATTGCAAATATTGTTTTAGCTCTTTCGGCAGTGGGAGCAATAGCACTATTTACGTTTTACAAACACTACTACTTGGCGGCCGGATTAATTGCAATGGTTGTTTTTGTATATGTGATACTGCAATTTATGGACGCGATCCTTAAAAATCATGAGGTTTTAACTGCTCAGATACTAAAGCAGGAAGAGTTCTACCGGGATTGGCTTAATTATCTGCTAGACGTACAAAAAGGAGTTGACCCTCCAACAGCACATGTTATTAATAATACACCGAAACAAGAGCCTCCGGGAGAACCCGAAGAAACTTTAATGGATTTACCGACAATAGACGGGGTTTCGGTTAGGAGAGTGAGGGAATGAAACGATGCAATCTAATGCAATGCAAACAAAATAACAACGGTCTTTGTAAGCTCCCTAAACCAGAAGTGACGTCAAAGGGCGAATGCCTTAATTATGAACCAGACGAATGCATTTTTAACGCTGCAAACCGGGGGAAATGCTGCCAAAAAACTGTAACGGGTAGTGATTTTTGCCAAGAGCATAAAGGCTCCAAGTGTATCGTATGCGGAAAACAAGCGGTTAAACAGTGTTTATGGCCGGTTGACGATGAAGATAGAGTCTGTGAGGCTTTATTGTGTCGGGAACGGGAGTGTTTTAAGAAGCATAAAGCGGAATGCCATGATGATTGAGGTAGTAAATAGCAGTAAAAACAGGAGGTAAATTAATACATGAAAACCGATGATTGGATTCGCTGCAAAAAATGCGGTCGCAAATTGGCCAAACAAGAAAACGGCGAAACGATATTTGAAAATCATCGAATTAAAACCGCTCTTTGTAGGTTTATTGTTTGCAAAGGTTATCCGGAAGAATGCAATACAGTTAACTACTTAGAACCGGAACGATTGGAAATGAGAAAATTTTAATATCTAATACCATTGAGCCATTGAGCCCGGTATTCTACTTCTTAATTGAGGTAGAGTATCGGGCTTTTTTTATTTTGTTTTTAATGAGGTGATTACCTTGGTAGAACTAATTGAAAAGTCTCCTTGGCAGATTGTAGAATCGTGTAAAGCCGAAGGCGATCTGACTAATGAACGCGTAGAGTGGGTGTATATACAAGAATTCCTTCGAAAGAATCATTTCGTCTATTATGACGCCAAGGGGAAACAAATACTTCGTTTAACTGATGGACGAAAGATTCCGTACACGAATTACGAAGTGAATGGAATCATCAACGCTCCTATCGCTCCTCATATTATCACTGTGGCCCAAGGAATCACCGCCAAAGTACAGGCGAGTTGGCCTTTCCTGGTCCCACAGGTTCGGGCGGCGACAGCCGAGGATGAGGACAAAGACGCGGCTAAAAATAGTTCAATGCTTCTCCAATACTATCAGTCGGCGCTTGACGAAGAAGAAATGTTTAATCAGATTCTTGGGCATCTCAAACCCTCCGGGAATGTCTTCATAAAAGACTTTTGGAACAAGAACATCGGCGATTTTGGAGCGATGGACGAACAAGGTAAACCTCTCCGGATTGGGGATATTTCGTCAAAAGTTAACGCTCCTCAAAAAATGCTGATACCCAAAGGGATTGCAAATGATGACGATTTACCTTGGATAGGTGAACAAAACGCTTTACCCGTTAGTGATATTTTTGACACTTGGGAAGTTGAGGTTCAAGCGGAAGAAAATCTCGAAGATATCAATTCGCTTCAGGCTATGGACTTTGCCAGCAACAGCAATGGTTGTAAGCTCAAAGGTCATGCTAGAGTTTACGAGATTTATTTCAAACCTACGAAAAAGTATCCTTTGGGGCGGTTAATTATCGCGTGTAACAAACAAACTTTATATGATGGCCCCTGGGATAAAAAACTCACCTCAAAATATCCTGACGAATGGCATCCTTACACTCATATTAAGTGGCTATCTATCGAAGGTGACTATTGGGCAAAGTCCTCTCTTTTCTATGTCATCGAACACCAGATCATGTTAAATCGTCTTTACAAAATATTGATGACATCGAAAAAATACCCCAATGGCATGTGGCATTACGAGGAGAAGTCGATTGACTGGAACAAAGTTAAACAGTCGAGCGATAATGGAATACTGAGAGTGCCACATAAAGTTGGTTCTAGCCAACCTCAGTATCATAATTCGCCGATGAACAACCCTCAAATCATGCGCGAAATGCAGCAGATTATGAAGTGGATGGACGATACCGTTGGAAACTATGAGGTGTCAAGAGGCAATAACATTCCTGGCGTTACAAGCGGAAAACAAGTCCAAATGTTACAATCGGCGAATACTCAACAATCCGGGCCACTTACAAATGGAATTGCAAAAGGATTTCTTAATCACTGGCGAAAGACTCTGCGATTGTGCGCGGTTCACTATGAGGACACCGGGCGATTAATTCGCATAACCGGCGAAAACAACGAGGCGATAGCCGAAACATTCACACCTGACCAGATTAAATCCGAAGATATTGTCCTTATGTATGGTCCTCTCTTTTATATGGACCCGCAAACCAGAAACCAAGAGCTTGACCGGATGTATATGGGCGGGTTCTTCGGCAATCCTCAAGACCCGATTGCTCAAAAAAGGTATTCCAAATTACGCGGAATCGGTGGCGGTCTAGAAGAGGTTTACGCCGAACTTGTCGCCGACGAACAAATGCAAGAGATTGAAAACAAACGATTTGAGGCAGGTGATTTTTACGAAAAAGATACTGTTTTAATTAACCAGCATCCACTTATGCAAGAGTGGCAAGTACTTATGTCGCAATGGGAACAGGCTAAAATGGTTTATGACGGGGCGGTTCAAGCCCTAAGAAGTGGGCAGATAACCTCGGAACAAATACAAAACTCTTCTCCACCGCAAGACCCGGGGGAACCGCCAATAAAACCAAAAATCTATATTCTAGCAAGGGAGTACGAAGATCACGCTACACATCTAAAGACGTTCAACCGTTGGCGAAAGTCAACCAAGTTTGAACGAATGTGCCTAGATAATCCAGAATTGCGTATTGCGACAGATTTTCATGCTCAAAGCCATATGGGGTATTTAACTCCTCCAATTCAACAACCTCCTCCGCCTGGTGGGGGTTTAAATATCCCCGCCTTGCCTCCGGGCGGGGATTCCGGACCAGTTCCGGAACTTGCGGGGCTTACTCCACAGTAGGCCCCTCTTTTATTAAAATAGACCAAGCTCACGATTGAGCCGTCAATAAAAATCGAAAGGTTGGTATTAAAAATGAATCAAAACATGGAGCAAGCGAAACGATTCTTTGACCTGCAATTCCACTCTGAGGAACCAGGGGCCGAATCGGGAACCCCTCCGGCAATGGGTAGCGAAACCCAAGGAAGTCAAAACGCAGGAACACTGGGCCAAGCGGTAACGTCGTCTGGTGGTACGAATCAATCTACAAACAATCAGCCCCAAGTGGTTGATTGGAACACCCATCAAGCCGCTATTAAGGGCATGAATGAAGCTCAACGAATTAAGGCTGAATGGGAAAAAACGGCCAAAGAATATGGGTTTAACTCGGTAGAAGATGCCAAGCAAGCATTCCAGACGTATAAAGTTCTCAATGAAAATCCAATAGCATTAG